GTTGAAACGTGTGTATCATCGATCAGGGAAAGCTCCAACCGTCAATACTATGAATGGAGGTAATAGGGAGCCAAAAGTATATGTAGAGGATATGAGATACAGGAAATTGACTCCTTTGGAGTGTGAAAAATTACAGACATTACCTCCTAATTACACGGCCCATGTATCTAACACTCAGAGATACAAAGGGATTGGCAACGGCTGGACAGTCGATGTTATTTGTTATATAATGAGTGAACTTAAACAGAAAGGTTAAGACAATGGCTAGAACAACAACAGTAATACAGAGAACCAATAGATTCACTGGCGAGAAAGATGTAGTGGAGATAGAGAACAAAGCTGCATCTGCTGGTGGTGATGTCAATGGTAGAGTATACAAGCAATACTTGAGGAAGACTATCAAGTATCGTTATAAGTTATTAGGTATACGTGGAACAACAGGTGGAAGGTTCGTAGCATGAGGATGGGATCAGCAGAACACTTTGAGAAACTCTACAAAAGAGTTGGCTTAGTGACATTGGGTGATGACAAGAAGATTGCCTACCAGGAAGAAGAGATCTTAGCATTGATGGAAGAGAAGCGAATGCTCTGTGATATCATAGATCGACAAGAGAAAATAATAGAGAGACTAGGAGGAAGGAGTTAACACCATGAATATATACACAGATCATGCAAAAGAAATATTGGATCAGTTTTACGGTGATGAGTATGAGGAAAACATTCATCTTTACGAAATGGATGTTTTACTTGAAAAACTAGGAGATATTTTAGAAAATATACATAAATGGTATCCATTAGCTCATACTAAAGAGTATGGTTTGAGTCCAGAATATGTCAGGTTAGTTAATATAATAATAGCATTGCGTACTGCATCTAAATGTATGCATAAGGTAATGAATTTAATATATGACACGCAATCAACTACAACCTGATTGGATATAAAAATGAGTATAGATCACATAGGCACTAGCACTTTACTTAAACATCCTGTATACTCTCCAAGTGGAGATTTGAGAGTACATGAGAGTAAGCTTAGTCATGCACATAAAGCGCAATCAAATGTACCAGTTCCTCCAGTAGAGAAAGCAGACTTCCTGCAGCCGACAAAAGATAACTCAAAATCAATCGGTAAACTTATAGACATAAAGGTATAAATAATGAGTGATTTAACAAGCTACCAAACGTGGACACGTTCAACTGCAATTTACGACAACCCAATTATCTATCCATCACTTGAGTTAGCAGGTGAGGTTGGGGAGGTATGTAACCAAGTGAAGAAAATCTATAGAGATGATAAAGGTATTGTCTCTCCAACTCGGAAGACGGATCTAGAAAGAGAGTTAGGTGATGTTCTCTGGGCGTTGGCTAGGTTGATTGATGATCTAGGTTTAGACTTCAACAAAGTAAAAGAGTATAATGTTATGAAGCTTGAAGATAGAAAAGCTAGGAATGTAATTGGTGGGAGTGGTGATAATAGGTGAGTTACAATGAGATATGGTGGATATGTTTAGTAGTATACTTCAGTTGCTTATATCTCATAGGAAAATATGGAGGGAGTGATTAGATTAGTAAACTTTATGAACATGAATTAATAAAAGGAGATAAGTTATCAGGTGCAATCGAAGAGTGGTTGGATATTAAAGATGCGTGGGAAGAAGACATTGATCAAGAAATCCAACCCTATCGCAAAAGATTTGAGGACATCAAAATATCAGATCAGAGTGATTAAAAATAAAAAGAAAGAGGTTAAAAATGATCCAGGATTTAATAAACGATCTGTTCCTGACGGATGGTGAAACCAAACGTATAAACTGCCCGAATTGTGGAGGTTATAAGACGTTCACCATAACATCCAAGGATGGATTAGTGGTCTGGAATTGCTACAAAGCATCTTGTAATGCCAAGGGTGCAACACCTGTATCTATGTCTAGAGATGCACTGATAACTCGTATTACTAAACCAAAAGACTTATCAAAGAGAAGGGTAGTGCCGTTGGTAGTACCTTCACACTTCTCTTCTTACTTCCCAGAAAGGATGGTCAGATATATGGATAAGAACAATGTAACTAGAGCATGGAGAGAAGGGAGAGTAGAGTTATTCCATGATGTAATACAGAATCGTGCTGTATTTACAATAGCATCAGCAGGTAAGGCAGTTGATGCAGTAGGTAGAGCGTTAGGTAAAGGTATGAAGTGGTATAAGTATGAGAATACAGGTGAGCCTTTCATTGCAGGGTATGGTGAAACTTTATACATTGTAGAAGATGCAGCCAGTGCTTGTGCAATATCTCACTATGGTACTGCTATGGCTTTACTTGGTACTGATCTGTCTGATAGAGCTATGAACATAGCTAAAGGATATTCTAACTGTGTCATCTGTTTAGATAAAGACGCAAGTAAGAAAGCTTTGTCATTGACTAAACGATTGAAGCAGTTTACAGATACAACCATGAGAATTTTGAAATATGATCCAAAGGAATATCCAGAAGGAGTACTCGCATGATGCCAAATATAGTGCCGTTCAATGAGTCACCAAAACCAGAGGATAGTGTAGCTAATATGTTACTGGAACTATTCTTTAACTTTAAGTTTTGGCGTGACCACAACCATATGATATCTGAAGATTACTTTGAGAAAGAAAGTAAAAAGATCTTTGATGTTGTTAATATGTCACATACTAAATACGAAAGAGATCTTACTGTAGCTGAAGTAGAAGCTCTTATCTTTGCTGAGAATCCAATGCTTACTGGATCTCAGAGGGCAGCCATACTTGATATAACAAGACGTATGAAAGGTGACATACAAGTTGATGTAGGTAGTGATATACTACAGGCTGCATTCAGAGAGCAGCTAGGTGATACCATAGCTAACTTAGGTTTGCAGTTGATGGAAGGTAAGATAAAAGATCTCAGTCCTATTCAGGAACTACTAGAGAAGTATGAGGATGGGATAGAGGTTGGAGATGACTTAGGTTTTATCTCTAATGAATGGGATGATATGTTCAAGTCTAACAAAGAGAACTACCCTTGGACTTGGAACTTATCTCAACTGCATATGTTATGTCCAGGTATAGGACCAGGAACTTTGACAACTGTATTTGCATTAGTTGAAACTGGTAAGTCAGCATTTGCTGTAAGTACTGCATTCTCTCCTAGAGGTTTTGCAGATCAAGGTGCGAAGGTATTGATGATATGCAATGAGGAGATAGCAGAGAGAACTATGGACAGAGCAGGATCTGCATACTCTGCATTAGAAACAGATGATGTAGTTAATGATCGACTCAAAGGTAGAGTATCTTGGGATGGTATCAAAGATAATATCTTCATGGTTAATGGTGATCAGTGCGAGACAATGGAGAGACTCAACTATATCATTACTAAAGGTGGGCCATTTGATATTGTGATTATTGATCAGCTAGATAAGATGCAAGTGCGTGGTACGTTTACCAGAGATGATCTAAGACTGAGCCAAGTATATATCAAAGCTAGAACACTCGCTAAGAAACATAACCTAGCAGTCATTGCTATCTCTCAGGCAGGTGCTGAAGCTGATGGCAGGACATCATTACGATTTACACAGATGGCTAACTCTAAGATAGGTAAGGCAGCAGAAGCTGATGTAATTATTGGTATTGGAAAGGAGAATACAGAGACACAAGATGACAACTTCTTGAGGTATTTGCACGTATCAAAGAACAAGTTAGGAGGTTCACATGGTCGAGCTACAGTTCGCATCGAACCAAAAATATCACGTTATGTTGATTAATTGTGTTGACAAGATTAAAAATCCATGCTAATAGGATTGGTTATCCGCTGGAGAGAACTATTACATACATATATAAATAATATTTAAATAATATATATAAGGATATATAATATGCCAAAAAGAAAAAAATCTGGTGCTACTTACACTTCAAAAGGAGAAAGAAGGAACGTAAATAAATCTATCTTAAAAGCTGTAAGGCGTGAGCGTACAGTGATGGATCGTATGTTGGATAAACAGGCAGCAGGATTAAAACGATGACTGACTATGCAGTTGTATTAGATCTTGAAATAGATTTAGGTGGGAATCGTAATGATCCCTCACCGTATAACAAAGATAATACTTTCGTAGCATTAGGTTACACACTAAGATCTCCACATGGGTATTTTATTGGTAGTGAACTCGTAACAAAATACTTTGATAATGAAGTAGTTATATTAAACATTGAGGATAGTAACTTTACAGAGTTTAATACTTTCAAAAGGGTATTGAGTAATGCAAAGTATGTTGTAGCGCATAATGCTAAGTTTGATGTAGCATGGTTGCGTGAGATTGGTATTGATTGTGATGTAAAGATTATTGATACCATGATTAATGAATACGTTCTGAGTAAAGGTATCCGTAACAAGCTTAGTCTTGAAGCACTATCTCATAAGTATGATTCTGTTAGAAAACAAGATGTATTAAAAGATATGCTTAGTAAGGGGCTAAACTATAGTGATCTTCCTAAAAATCTACAGATCTCATACCTACGTGACGACATACTAGCTACTGCTGATATCTTTCAGAAGCAAGAGAGATTATTTAGAGAGGATCACAACTACTCACTGCTTCCTATAAGAGATCTTATGTGTGAGTTCTGTAGTGTACTGACAGACATAGAGAGATCAGGTATGGCTATTGATATGAACGTACTTGATCAGGTGGATATAGATTATCAAAGAGAACAGGAAGAACTTACTAGGTATCTTCAAACAGAAACCAGGAAGCTTATGGGAGATAAAGACGTTAACTTATCCTCTCCCGAACAGCTATCCAGTGTAGTCTACTCATGCAATCTAAAAGATAAGAAGCTCTGGAAAGAGGTTATGGATATAGGGGTGGATGATAATGGTAAGCCAAAGCGTAGACCTTACATGACCCAAGAAGGCTTTATGTCTGCTGCCAAAGAATGTTTTAAGAAAGCATACAAGACTAGAGTTATAAAGTGTGGTAGCTGTTATGGTAAAGGTACTTACTACAAGAAAAAGAAAGATGGCAGTAACTTTAAGAAACCTAGTAAGTGTGAATACTGTGAAGGATTAGGTGTACTATACTTAGAAGTAGATGAGGTAGCAGGTCTTGGCATCAAGCCTAGATCAGAACTAGCATCTGCTGGTGGGTTTAAGACTGATAAGATAACACTTACAGAACATCTCAGAACTACCACAGATCCTGATGTAAAGAAATTTCTTGAATCACTAATCAGACTATCAGCAATAGATACATATCGTGCATCCTTTATTGAAGGGATCAAGAAGGGAATAAAAAGTGACGGCTTACTTCATGCTAATTTTAATCAATGTATTACTTCTACTGGTCGTTTAAGTAGTAGTAATCCTAATCTACAGAATATGCCTAAAGGTAGATTGTTTCCAGTTCGCAAGGCATTTGTAAGTAGATTTGAAGGAGGTACACTTGTCGAAATTGATTACAGTCAACTTGAGTTTAGGGTTGCAGGAATACTCGCAACTGATGAAACAGTTAAACGAGAAGTCGAATCTGGCTTTGACGTTCACGCCTACACTGCCAAAGTCCTCTCCGACAATGGGGAAGTTACTGACAGAGGAGCAGCAAAAGCTTCCACCTTCCGTCCATTGTACGGTGGAACTCAAGGGACTCCTGCTCAACAAATTTACTTCAAAGAGTTCTTCGGAAAGTATCAAGGGATCTTTAAGTGGCATGACAAACTTCAGAACGAAGCCATAGCAACCAAATTAGTTACAACTGCTACAGGTAGACAGTTTAGTTTCCCCGACTGCCAAAGAAACAGATCAGGTAATGCTAACTTCAAGACTCAGATAGTAAACTATCCTGTTCAGTCTGTAGCTACAGCAGAGATCGTACCATTAGGTGTGATATTATTATTCAACAAACTAAAAGAGAAAGGATTACAAAGTGTAGTCATTAACACGGTACATGATAGTGTCTTGATTGATACCCATCCAGATGAGATAGATATAGTTAAGGATATAGGCCCACAGTGTTTATTAGATGCACAAGAGGAAGCAAAGAAACGCTTTGGACTACCTGATTACATTCCTCTTGAGGTAGAAATGTCTCATGGAAATAATTGGATGGAGCAACAAGATTTTAATTGACAAAATAATAAAATTATGTTATAAGCATTTTTCATTTAATGATTGGAGTTTTACATGAATGGATTAATTAAGATTGATGAAAATACTACTGACTTTTCCATGTTATACACTGTCCCAATGGATAGTGGTCCTAACTTGGCAAGGGCCAGGATTAATAAAGATAATACCACAGAGCATAATGGGGAAATGGTAGAGGGTATTCCTGCACCATCAATAGCATTGAATCACCCTGACTATGGTGATGTTTTTGCTAAAGATACCTACTTCAGGATCTTTGCAGAGACTATGCAAACTTCTGTATACGATCCAGACTCTCAGAAGTTCTCTAACATATCTCAGCACTTTAGAAGTTTTAAACATAAAGCGTTAGATTGGTATGGAGGAGATAAATGTGGTTGGGTAAGCAATGCAGATAGAGAAAAGCTACGTGCAGCTGATCCTATTGCCTACGCTACTGCATCTAAAGCTAAGTTAAGTAGAAACCTATTCGGTTTGATACGTATGGAAAAACCTATTGCTGCCTCTGGTGAAAAGGTAGAGATTGATGAGGTTCCATTCAGGATCAAGCTAGGACCATCTAACTTTTATTCGATAGGTCAATTAATTCCTATGCTTAAAAAACAGTACCAGATGGAGCCATTCAATTGTGACATAAAAGTAAGTTACGAAATGAAGAAGGCAGGTTCTAATAAGTACTTTGTATTAAAGTATACTCCTATGGTTGGTGATCGTAAGTCACTTAACGATGTTACAAGAGGTTATATACAAGACTTTGCTGATCTTATCGTTATGGAGAACGAACAAGTAGCCGATAAGATGAGAGAAAATATGGTTCCTGGTCAGGTAAAAACTGATCTGGATGTAGGTGAAACCATTGACGATGAGATTCCATTCTAGGATGGATCTCCAAACAACTATTGATTCTTACCTAGCAGGTGATCCTAAGATTCCAGATGACATAGTGTTTCGTGCTAGTCAGATGTTTAATAGTAAGCTAGGTAAGTTCAACTTCAGGAGAAAGGGGGGAGCTAAACTTCCCTCCATGTCTCAGGTAGGTAAACCATTCTGTCAATTACACGCAGAGAAACTAGGTTGGCCTAAAGCTCCTGAGTCAAATTCTTTTCGTATAAAAATGTTATACGGTGATATGACTGAAGTTATTGCTGTTGCTATCCTACTGGCTGCAGGAGTAGAAATAGTAGACTTAAACAAAAGAGTAGGATATAAGACTCCTGATGGAGATTACATTAATGGAGAGTTAGACTTAGTTATCAGAGATGGTAACGGTTTCTCTTTGTGGGATATTAAAAGTGCATCGAGGTTTGCCTTTGAAAAGAAGTTCGCTTCTTATGAGGCATTGAAACAAAATGATGACTTTGGTTACTGCTCACAGTTGTTTGGTTACACTAAAGCTGAACGAGAAGAGACTCCAGAGATAAAGGCAGGTGGTTGGATAGCAATCAACAAAGAAACAGGTGACATGAAAATAGTTCAAGCTGATCCTGATGATGAAGAAAGCTATACCAATAAGATAGAAGATACTATAACTCGATATAAAGAAGCTACAGAAGACAACTTTGTACGTGGATTTACTGATGAGGAAGAGTTCTTTTATCGTAAACCAACAGGTAATAGAAAGTTAGGTATGACTTGTTCTTATTGTAGCTTTCGATATACTTGTTGGCCTGATCTAAAGTATGAACGAAACCCTAAATCGAAATCGGCAAATGCCTACCACCACTACACGGTCTTCAAATAGAATAAGTGTAGCGTCTGCTAAAGCTAAAGGACGCAAACTTCAACAGTGGGTACGTAATTACCTTCAACAACATCTTAAAGGTGTTGAGGATGATGATGTTACGTCAACTCCTGGTGGAGTTAATGGACCTGATATAGGTCTTAGTCCTTTGGCACGTAGATTGTTTCCTTGGACAGTTGAATGCAAAGCAAGATCATCCTTTGCTGTATATGCTGCCTTAGAACAAGCAGAGACTAATATGATGAAAGCTACAAAACCAGTAGCAATATTAAAAGGTGATCGAAAACGTCCGTTAGCACTAATGTATGCTGATGATTTTATGGAGTTGACAGTATGTCCGACAAAGAAGAAGAAATAGTACATGAGGTAATGTTACCTGATAATACTTATAGTGTATTTTGCACTTACGATCCTGAAAGAAATGAACTTCAAATATATGATGGATCATTTAATTGTTCAGGTATGATGGAAGAGATAGGTATTACGATGAGAACAATGCTTGAAAATGTAGTTATTGAAGCACAGACTAGGTTAAAAGATGTAAATGTACAACCATTACAAAAGATAGAAAAAGTAAATGGTAATGTTGTTTATGCAAACTTTAATAAAAAGGTACACTAATGATTCCAAGAGAAGTGATACTAAAAAAAGCAAGTGAACTTATTACAGGAGATAGAGATAAGGAGTACGGAGATGCATTTACTAACTTCAATGATATAGCGCAAGGATGGAGCCTTATATTAAAAAAGCACGTAACTAGAGAAGATGTGGCATTATGCATGGCATGGGTTAAGATGGCAAGATTAGCTAAGAATCCTAATCATCAGGATAGTTGGGTTGATATAGCAGGTTATGCAGGTTTAGGAGGAGAGATAGGGTCAATGGATGCCTCAACTAAATTAGATGCTGCCAGAGCCGAAGTTGATTGGCAAGTGTGATATAGCATGGTAGTATCTATTTATATAAACGCCCAGATAGATAG